AGCGTAGTGCATTTATTAAATCTGGTGCTGTTGTGCGTAACGCACTTCTTGATGCAACAGAAGGTGGAACAAGAATACAAGTTCCAGAGTTCAACCCAATCTCTCCAACTGAAGAAATTTTAGATGGAACAGCAACATGGGGTACATCTAACAATGGTTATTTGACACCACAAAAGATTGGTACAGGAACACAGATTGCAACCATCTGTCATAGAGGTTTTGCATATGCTGTTGATGATGTAGCTGTATTGGCTGCTGGTGAAGATCCAATGGGTCACATCAGAAACCAAATCGCAGATGCTATCAACAAATTAAATTCTGCAAGATTATTCAGTCATCTTCAAGGATTATTTGGATCTGCTCTTACTTCTAATAATTTAGATTTAGCGAAGGCTGCTGCTACTGGTGCTGATGAAAGTAACTACTTAACAGCTTCTACAGTAGCAAGAGGTAGATCACTTCTTGGAGAAAGAGGAGAAGAACTAGATACAATCGTAGTTCACCCATCTGTTGCTTACTACCTATATCAGGTTGGTATGTTAACATTCTCAACTTCTGCATTATCAACTGGAACTGGCATCCAATGGGGTGGCGGTGGTGTTGGTATCAATGAAAGAAGTATTGGACAGTTTGCTGGAATGAATGTTGTTATTGACTCTCAAGTTAATACAGTTGCTCCTGGTGCATCTGGTCATCAGATTGAGTTCTATTGTTACTTAATTAAGTCAGGAACAATTCTTGAAGGGCAGCAATCACCATTAGGCATTGAATCAGATAGAAACATCCTTTCCAAGCAAGATGTTATGTCTGTTGACTACCACAGTGCTTATCACGTTATGGGTACTAAGTGGAAAGATGCTGGTGACAACCCAACAAACGCTCAGTTAGCAACAGCTAACAAGTGGGAGCTTACATACGATGCAGACTTAATTCCAATCGTAAGATTAACAGTCAACTCACCTCTTGATACTTCTACTATCGCTTAGTAGTATTATTTCGGTCATAACGAAACCTCATCAATTATTGGTGGGGTTTTTTCTTTACGCTACAATAAAACTAAATTACTTTTTGGATCGTGGCAGCAACTATAGACGCAACAATAAAAGGAGCTAATGCTAATAGTTACGTTACTCTTTCTGAATCTAATGACTATTTTGACACTTCTCCCGATTCTTCTACTTGGACAAATAAGACAGATGACCAAAAGAAAAGATCATTAATATCTGCTGCAAGATGGATTGATACCTTAGTTTTTTATGGCGACAGATGTGATGATGGACAGGCATTGAAATTTCCAAGAAATAATTACCAGGTAGATGGAGTAGAACTTGCTTGTTCTAAAATTCCTCAGAATATTAAATATGCACAATTTGAATTAGCTAGGGCATTAGCAAATGATCCTGATGCGATGACAGGAAATGTAGGAACAAATGGAAATATTGCTGAAGCAAAACTAGGTGATTTACAAGTTAAATATAATACTTCTACTCAAGGTACTGGTTCTATAAACAATGTTTTAGATGTTTATCCCTGGTTACAAAGTTATCTTGGTGCTTATATTTTAGGTGGTGCTGGTAGTTTTCAGATGAGAGTGGTGAGAGGATAATATGTCATTAATTGATAGCACTTTTAAGGGTTTACCAGAACAGATATTAAATAGTTTTGGTATTAATGTGACCTATATTAAAACTGCAACATCACAGACTTATGATACTGCTGCTGGTACTGTAAGTGGATCTGATACAAATGTTTCTATGAAGGCTGTCATAAGTAATGTTTCTGGATCAGTTTATGAAGGTACAAGTCAGTCAGATGATTTAAAGATAATTTTTGGCAATAAAGAGTTGGGAACATATTATCCAAAAGTTAAAGATAGGATTCAATATGCTCAAGATGGTGTTAATAAGGTTGCAAGAATTATTAGTATAAATACATCAAGAGGAGATAATCCTATTTTGCACACAGTCATAGCGAGGCCACAATAATGGCTAAACCAAGAAATGAATTACCGACTTTCATAAAAGAACTTGACCGTTGGGGTGCAAGTTTAGCATTCACAGGTCCATTAAATGCTGCACAAAAAACTGTAGATAAATTGCAAAGAAGAGGGCCTATTTGGACAGGTGAATATGCAAATTCTTGGGTAATAAAAGGAGCAGGTAAAACTGTATCGGGTACTAAAAAACCTGGGCCACCACAACAAATTAAATTACCAAAACCGTCAGGACAAGCTATTTCAAGGGCAATTTTTAGAAAAACACAAATAGTATATAACCTAACAAACGTATCAAAACATAGAGTTTATGCAGAAGATGAAAAAGTAGGTAGATTTAGAAGATTCACTCCAGAGCCAATAAGTGCTGGTAGAAAAGGAAGAAAATGGGTACAAGTAGATTCGGGAAGAAAACCAGGGGAATTACTTAGATCTGATATTGGAGGAGGTAGTGAAAAAGGTGTTTCTAGTAGAACTGCACCACTTGATTGGTTAACAAAATTTAAAAAAGGAGGTGAATTAGATGAAATTATTAAAATTGAAATAAATAAAGCTATACAAAAAGTAAAAAAACAATCTAAAGGTTTTAAATGAATTATCAAGGAATCAGAGCAAAATTTGAAACTCCAATTAAAACAGCCTATGCAGCTTTATCTCCTGCCGTACCAGTATTTTTTGATAACTTTGGTGATGTAACTTCTGATGCTGACAGTGAATTTGTTTATGTAAATATTCAATTTGGAGTTACAACAGAAGTTGGATTGACTTCTTCATTAGATAATGTTCGAGGGATTATTACTGTTAGAACCTTTGCAGAAAAAGATAAAGGGCCAGCTAGAAGTCAAACTCTTATTGATACAGCCTTTACATCATTAGAAACTATAAATAATACAGGGAAGCCTGATAGTGGTATCTATGTAAGAACTGGAGAGATTACTGGTCCTAGTTTTGATACCGATAGACCATTCTTTGTTTCATTATTAGAAACAAATTTTCAAGCCACAGTAATTTCTTGAATCTTTAGTTAGATTCACGCTATCCTATAGACATATCGGGTAGTACCCGTATGTTCAAACCTTAGAATTATTTAAAATGGCTACAGTTCTATCGGGTACTTCAGGAGCTTTATTTTATGCTCCTGCTGGTACAAGCTCAACTCAGATTGCTGCTTCTGACTTTCCTGCTGGATCAGGTGGAGATACAACAAATATACAAGTTGGCACACAACTAGGTTTTCAAGTTGGGGATGCAGTAACACTTACATATCCATCTGGAGCGACAGTAACAAATGCTATTGCTGCTGGTGCAAAATTTGTAAAAACTTATGATTCTGCAACTGGGGAGATGACTTTATCTGCAACTAATGGTGGAGCAGCTTTAACAGCTTCCGCAGCACCTTCAGGTTTTGGATCTAACTTCGCAAGCATTGTTTTTACAGCACCACAGGTTGTAGGAAACGTAAGAGAGTGGAGTTTTGAAATAACAAGAGCAGAGATTGATGTTACTGAAATAGGTCAGTCACTAACTGCTACTGTTCCTTTTAGAACATTTATTTCTGGATTTGCTGATGGTAGTGGTTCTGCAAGTGTTTATTCAACAGATGATGACACAAACTTAGCTACAAGATTAGTTAAAGACGTTCTACAACGTGTTCAAACTGGTGCGAAGGTTAAGCTTTATATTGACCGTGTTCTTTCTGGTGGCAGCGTTGACGACACTAAGAGTAGGTCAATTTTAGCTGACATTATTCTTACATCTGCAAGTTTTAACGTAAACCCAGATGACGGACAGTTAGTTGAGATTGCATTTAGACCAAGCTCTGCACCTGTATTTGATTTATCTAAGACATAAATTAAATTTTTATAACTTAACAAACCTCAGATTAACTGGGGTTTTTTTATGTTTTGAATTATCATAATAGTATACTATTTTATTTTTATGGCAAGTAATCTATCAGCATTACAGCGTTTACAGAAGGCAGCAAACCTTGAACCAAAGAAAAAAGAAGTCACATTATCTGATGGTTCTATTTTTGAGATGTATATTACTCCATTAACGATGGCAGAACGTGAGAGAGCACAAAGACAAGCTAAAAATGATGATACAAATGCTTTTGCTTTACAACTTCTTATAAACAAAGCTTTAGATGAAAATGGTCAAAGATTATTTAAAGCTGGAGAAATAGATATTCTTAAAAATGAAGTAAAAGATAGTGATTTACAATCTTTAATGTTAGCTGTAATTAATAGTGAGGAAGATACAATCGACCCAAAAGACTAACGGCTGAACTGAAAAAGGATAATTTAATGATGTTGCAATTTGGTGTTGCAAAAGAATTAGGTAAAAGTCTAGGTGAGATAAGAGATATGACTATAGATGAAATTATTGGTTGGAGTTGTTATTTTCAAATAATTAACGAAGAACAAGAAAAAGCATTTGAAAAAGCAAAACGTAGGAGATAAGCTAAAATAAAGTAACCTTTTGTTTTATAAGTCGTGGCAACAAGAGCAGATATAGTAATAGCAGTACAAGGAATAAAACAAGTACAACGTGCACAAAATAGTATAGGAAAATTATCAACACAAATTAATAATTTAAATAAATCGGCTTCCAGAAATCTTTTTAAAAAAGTTGATAAAGACATTGGAAGTTTAGTTTTAAGTACTAATAATTTAAACAGATTATTGAGCGACGCAAGAGAAAACTTTAATAGTGTTGCTGTAGGAACACCACAAGCTACAAAAGCAGCTAAACAGTTTGTTAAGCAAGAACAGCTATTAAACAAAACTTTGGCAGAACAAGATAAACTTTTAGAATCAGTTCGGAGAAAACAACAGAATAAACAATTTACGAAGGATGTAAGAAGCAAAAAATTTAAAAAAAATCAAATTGCACAAAGTGATGGTACTTTTTTAAATAAAAGGAGACAAGAACTACAACTTATAAACAGAGCAGATACTTTAGAAGCTCGTATAAATCAAACTCTTGCAAAAAGAGGAAAAATTTTAAGTGCAAATGGAAAACAAATAATTAATAATAATAAAGCTAGAACTACAGGAGTAGCGGGGTCGGGCTTAGGAAGCCGTTTTGCCAGTGCTGGACAAAGTGCAATAATTTCTGGTGCATTTCCTTTATTATTTGGACAAGGGCCATTAGTGGCTGGTGCTGGTGCAATAGGTGGTGGTGTTGGTGGAATGTTTGGTCAGATGGGTGGTTTTGCAGGAGGTCTAGCTGCTACTTCCGCTGCAACTGCAATTCAAAACTTTTCAGTTGAAATATCAAAATTAGGACAGGCACTCAATGCAAGAACAAAAGATGTAGCAGCGGTAGTAAAATCTTTAGGAGTTGCTGGTACACAATTTGATGAAAATATTCAAGTTTTGCAAAAGTTAGGTCTTGAGGAAGAAGCGTTTGCAGCAGCAAGAAATAAAATGATTAATCTAATTGGTAATGATGGAGTAGAAGCTGTAACTAATTTTGGAAAAGATTTTCAAGTGTTAGGAAATCAATTTGCAAAAATAATGACTCTTATGAAGGGTAAATTTGCTGAATTTATAGAAAACTCTGGCATAATGCAGTTCTTAATTGGAAATGTGGAAAGAAATGCTCTTTTAGGACAAGCAGAAGCATCAGGACAAACTGGAGATTCTGAAGAAGCTAAAAATTTAAAAAAATTAATAGCAGACAGAAATAAACTAACTAATGTTTTGGGTAAAGATGCTCTAAGTGGTAGAGAAAAAGGCAAATTTGCATTAGACATTTTAGGTAAAGAAAAAGGTTCAGGAGTATTTGGTGCTGCAAATATTAAAGATTTACAAGATGCAAAAAAACTAATAGAGGATCAAATAGTTGCAAATCAGTTATTAATAAATCAAGCAACTGAAAAGAAAGACTTAGAAACGACTATTAACGATATAAGTGTCGGAAAAGTAAATGACTTAAAAGAAGAATTTGATTTTAAACAGAAGCTATTGCCTATGTCAAAAGAAGAAAGAGAAATTGAAACTGAAATTCAAAAAATTAGAGATATCATTAAACAAATTAAGGGAGAAGAAGCAACATTTGATGAAAAAGCCATAAGAGATCAGTTAGAGAAAAATAAAGGTTTAGAAAAAGAATTAGAATTAACCCAAAAGGTAGAAGATGCTTTTAAATCTTTAAGTAATTCAATAAATAACGATATTAAAGAGGGTATTAAAGGATTAATTAAAGGAACATCAACTCTTGGGGATATGTTAAATAATATTGCTGATAAATTCTTAGATCTTGCCCTTAATCAAGGATTATTTGGTTCAATATTAGGTTCTCAAGGAGATAAAGGAGGTGGAATCTTAGGTAAGTTAAAATTATTTGCTGATGGTGGCAGACCTCCTGTTAACAGACCTTCAATAGTAGGAGAGAAAGGCCCAGAATTATTCGTTCCAAGATCCTCAGGTAACATAATCCCAAATAATAAACTTGGAGGTGGCAATACCAACAATGTTGTTGTTAATGTAGACGCATCAGGTTCAGATGTTCAAGGTGATGAAGCAGCAGCTAAAGAGATTGGTACGTTAATCTCTGTTGCGGTGCAGGGAGAACTACTGAAACAACAAAGACCTGGAGGTCTACTTTCAAGATAATGGCTACTTTTCCTAGTTACAATCCACAATATTCTGCTACAAAACGTAGTGCTCCGATACAACGTATTACTCAGTTCGGAGATGGCTATCAGCAAAGAACAACCTTTGGTTTGAATCAAGATCCAAAAGTTTGGAACTTAACTTTTAACGTAAAAGACTCTGATGCTGATGTAATAGAAACATTTTTAGAAAATGAAGCTAAAAATGGTACTTCCTTTGATTGGTCGCCACCTGATGAAACCACAAGTTATAAATGGATATGTAGAAGTTTCAGTAGAGAGATGTTTGATATAGATAGAAATAGAGTTACAGCAAGTTTTGAACAAGTATTTGAACCATAATGGCAATACCTGTTTCAGTATTACAGTCAACAAGTCCTGGGTCTGTTATTGAATTATTTTCTATTCAATTAAAAACAGCATTACATGGTGCTAATACTTTGTATCGTTTTCATAATGGTGCAAACTTAAATGCAAATGGGGAAGTTGTTTGGGCTGGTAACTCATATTTAAGATTTCCTATTGACTGTTCAGGCTTTGAATTTGGATCTACAGGTACTTTACCTAGACCAAAAATATCAATAAGTAATATCTTTGGAACGATTACAGCCATAATGCAGGATGTAAACGAAACCACCGTAGGTAATGATTTAAAC